CAACGGCAGCAGACTTCTCGCCTGACGAAAAGCTCTGTCAGCAACTAAAGCAGATCGGCCTGAGTTACGAGCCATCTGATCTCATTGAATACCAGATATACCTGGACGGAAAGATTGAGCAGGGTCATCGAGTGAATCCGCGCAAATCTTTCATGTCCTGGTTGCAGGTAAAAAAACGAAAGCAAGAAATGGAGAACGTCAATGGAGCAAGTCAATCCAGGCCGGGCAGTTCAAGCGGCCCAACAGCAGAACAATTACTCACAGACTACAACTGGTGAACAGGAGGTCATCAACGCCTTGTTTGCCACGATCAAAGTTGCTTATCCGAATTTCCTGAAGAATCAAAATCAGGACATCGGCTCAATAAAGCGGATGTGGATGCTGCATCTCGGTGGATACGCCAGGGAGAAGATCGAGCAGGCAGCAAAGCTCATGGTTGATCGATACCCGACATTTGCTCCGACATTGGGTGAATTCAAGGCGCTGATTTCTGAACTGAATCAGGCCAAGCCAGCCCACCAGGAATACATCGCTTTGCCCAGGCCGGAGGCAGATCCATCAATCGCTTCCAGGGAGATCCAGAAGATGCGGGAGATCCTGGGATGAAGGCTGTCGTTCGCAATGATTGGGATCGAGAAAGAGTTTCGGAGGTGATCTGTACATACCTGGATCGGCATGATGCGGTCACAGTCGAAATCAAAAAGTGGGTTCCGCCCCGGTCTTTGAAGCAAAACAGGAAGGTTCACGCAATGTTCGATGACCTGGCTGACTTCACTGGCGACAAAAACATCAAAGCCTGGATCAAGACACTCGCATTCTGGCCGGAAGTATACGTCGAACACGCAGGCCAGGGGCAGATGGTTCCGAAGTCTGAAGCCGACCTTAGCCGGGACGAGGAAACCGAAGTCATCCAGCATCTCTATCTGATTGGCGCTGAACTGCCTGGCTTTGAGTGGAGCCGGGAATGAAGTCATTTGGATTCGATAACAAGGGCAACTTGATTTACTCCGGGCCACGCGAGCCTGGATTCATTGACCACACGAAAGGGCAAAGAAATGACAGAGGCACAGAGGGAAAGAGATCGGATCATGGATCTGTTCGAGGAAACCAGGGAAGAGTACCTGGTCAGAGCAAGGGTGGCAGCGGCAAATCTTTGGCGTGACAGAAAGACGCCACTGACCATCGATGATGTCCGGGAGGTATGTCCACCACCAGGGCATTTTGATCCGCGAGTCATGGGGGCGGTGTTCAACAAGAACGACTGGACGCCGGTTGGGTTCATCAACAGCAAGCGAGGGCATGGCCGGGCGATTAGGACGTTCGTGCCGATTGGCTATGCACGCTAATCAGCCGAACGCAGCGCAGAAACGATGGCGCGAAGAGGTGAGGCTTCTTGGCATGGGGCAGATCATTCACCACGCGATTGATAGGACGATGAAAATCAAAGGCGTTGGCAACATAGGCCACTGGTGGCTGATCCCATGCACAGACGATGCTCATCATTTCGCCATTCACAAAATGGGGAAAGATCGAAAGCCATACGAGAAGGCCCGGTTCCAGGAAGTCATCAGGCGGTATGTGGATCTTCACGATGAGAAGCCGCCGCTACCCGGAGGCGTTTACGAGGCAATCATGGAGTTCACGCGATGACCGGGTGCGAGGTCAATCATGTGTTTGATGAGCATGGCATCTGCTTTGAGTGTGACGCTGAAGCACAAGAACCCTGGTGCAGTTTGACCAGGTGCTATGACCCATGTTTCCACTGCGCGTCACTGGATGAATGCCGGGGGCTAATTGTCCCGGAGGGATACGATGAAAAATAAATTCAACGCAGTTAAAACTGAAGTGGACGGAATCACATTCGCCAGCAAGAAAGAGGCGAAGCGATACAGCGAACTAAAGCTGATGGAGAAGGCTGGCCTTATTGAAGATCTGCAACTCCAGCCGACATTCAAGTTCCCTGACCTGGAATATCCCGACAGGTATGTTGCTGACTTCTCATACGTCGAGGGCGGGGTCGAGAAGGTCGAGGACGTAAAGGGGCTGAAGAAGTCTACAGCCTACACTGTCTTTCGTATCAAGAAGGCGCTGATGAAGTATTTTCACAAGATCGATGTGATTGAGATATGAGCCTGCCGGAACGAAACAGTCCTGAATGGGAGAACCTTTGTGACGGGTGCGCCAAGTGCTGCATCTTCCCTGGGACAATGGTCGCCTGCCGTTACCTGGACATCGATAAACGAAGATGCCTGGCGTATGAATTCCGGCACGAAGTCCCGCATTGTGCTGATCTGAGCAAGATGACTGACGCTGAGATCCAGGAGAATCTGCCCTGGTCATGCGCCTACTCACTCGCCATCGATGACCAGCCGCCATTGAACGCCGCATCCCTGATAGCAACCAGCTCCAGGAGCATAGGCGAAATCAGAGAGCTAATTGAATCCTTGGACAAAGAGGTGAAAATGACATGAACATGATGCCATTAGATCGATGGGTGGAGATGATGTCTGCCAGGGGAGTGACGAAGGTCACGCAAACAACACTGCTCGGCCTGGCGGATGAAAGTCACATCTACAAGATGCTTCACGAAGCTGAGAACATCTTGGTGGACGATGACACATTGAGCATCTGGCGGCGGGTCAAATTAAAATCAATGGGAGAATATGATGGGAACGAAAGAAATGTATCGACTGGATCTTCACAGGAACAGGAAGGGGGAGAAGTGGTACACAGTGCTGACACCCGACAAAACCTGGATAACGGATAACGGAGATCCGGTACAGCATGCGAGCGAGGCGCTGGCGAAGAATGCGATTAAAGACCATTGGGAGTCGAAAGAGATTCCCACTGTGTCGACGTTCGTAGACATGACCGAAAGCCCGACTGATGCAGCAAGGAGAAGGGGTAATGCAAGGGCAGAGCAATGAGTAACCTGACGCCAAAGCAAGAATTGTTCGTCAACGAATACCTGGTTGATCTGAATGCGACACAGGCTGCCATACGGGCGGGATACAGCAAAAAGACAGCGAAACAGATCGCAACAGAAAACCTATCTAAACCTGCCATAGCTCGGGCCATAGCTGAGGCCAACCAGGAGCGAATGGAACGGGTGAAGTACGACGCTGATTGGGTTCTCCAGGAGGCCGGTGAGCAGTACGAGAAGCTGAAAAGAAACGACGAGGACGCCGTTGCGAAGGGCTACCTGGAGCTGGTTGGCAAGCATACTCAAGTGAAAGCATTTGATAACTCAGTGACCCTGGAGCTTCCTCCGAAGGTCACAAAGAACTTCATGGGCCGGAAACACGCGAGCAAAGATTGAGCAACCAGACGCACTACGAGTACAACATCCTGCCGCAAGGCCCTGTGCTTGAAGACTACTACCTGGACAGAAGCCCACATCCAATGATCCGTGGGCCGCTTGGTTCCGGTAAGACAACCACATCCTGTCAGAAGATCTTTGACCTGATGACTGAGCAATCACCTAACCCTGAAGGTGTGCGTCCTTCCCGGTGGGTTGCGGTGCGTAACACTGCCGGGGATCTCGCCGGGACAACGATCAAGGACTGGCTTGAGATGTTTGGCGACCTGGGCCGGTTCGTGAAGGGCGGCGCTGATCCTGCCTGCCATTACCTCCATTTCATGCTGGATGACAATACGACAGTGAAGGCTGAGATGATCTTTCTACCCCTGGATCGTGAAGACGCTGTTCGCAAGCTGCGTGGCTACCAGGTGACGGGCTTCTGGCTCAATGAGGTCAAGGAGCTGAACAAGGCCGTTGTGGACATCGCTGATTCACGGCATGGCCGGTATCCGACCACCATCCAGGGCGGGGTAGAGTGCGACTGGCATGGCATGATCGGTGATTATAACTCGCCGGATGAAGATGAGTGGATCTACCACCTGGCTGAAGAGATCCGTCCTGACAACTGGACATTCCACCACCAGCCGGGCGCGGTTTATTGGGATGACGGGGCAAAGCAGTGGGTCATCAATCCAGACTGCGAGAACTACGACAACCTGCCTGAGAACTACTACGAGAATCTCATCAAGGGCAAGGCGCATGACTGGATCAAGGTCAACGTGGCGAACGAATACGGGTTCTCGATTGATGGCAAGCCGGTGCATCCGTTGTACGTCGACAGCATGCACTGCCAGCCCTGCGAGCCGGTAGACGGTCACATCATCCAGTTCGGCCTGGATTTCGGCCTGACCCCTGCGGCCACCCTGGGGCAGAAGGTAAACGGCCAGTGGAGGATATTCCGGGAGGTGGTCACTGAGGACATGGCTGCTGATGAGTTCGCTCCCATGCTCAAGGATGTCCTGGAGGAATACCGGGCGCTCGGGTTCAAGGTTGCAAGCGGATTCGGAGATCCTGCCGGTGGCTCAGGCAACCAGTCAACCAAGAAGACGCCGTTCCAGATCCTCAATGCGGCAGGCGTTCCCTGTGTCCAGGCTGGCACGAATGACGTTGAGATCCGGCGCAAGTCACTCAGCCAGCACTTCACCCGGTCAACGATGGCACATGAGCCTGGCATCATCATCGATCCTGGCTGCACGATATTGAGAAAAGGGCTGGCCGGGAAGTTCTGCTACCGGCGCATGAAGATCGCCGGGGATGAGCGATACCACGATGTCCCTGACAAGAATTACTGGAGTCATGTCTGCGAGTCCCTGGAGTATTTGATGGTTGGTGCAGGCGAAGGAAGGCAGCTTCTCAGCACCCCGGCGCAGCGAGCCAGGAAGCCCAGGGTCATCAAATCACTGTAGATCCGTCCATTCTTATTCAATACCTGACCCCATAAAATGCGGGGATACCAGTCCAGGTGTCCCTATGAAACCCGAAGAAATCGTCAAGCGGCTTGAGTCTCTCAAGATGGAGAGGTCGAACATCGATGAGCTATACGAGCTGATCGAGCAATTCTGCCGACCATTCTCCGGCCAATACTACAGCCAACACCAGGGCGAGAATTCTGTCGACTGGAGATCCCGGCAACTGTTTGACTCCACTGCTGTCATTGCCTGCCAGGAGCTTGCGGCCAGCATTCATGGTTCGCTGACGCCTCCACTGATCAAGTGGATGAACCTGGTCTTCGAGGACGATGACCTGAACAACAACCAGGAAGCGGCTGAGTGGCTCGAAGAGTGCAGCGAGGTGCTTTACCAGGCGTTGCAGGAATCAGACTTCCACCTGGAGATGAACAAGGCGTACCTGGATCTCCCGTCATGGGGCATGTCGTTCCTGATCGAAGAAGAGAAAACCCAGGGTGAAGGGGATCTGGAGTTTACGACTGCGCCACTGAAGTCATCCTATTTCGAGAGCGACATCAACGGCCAGCCGAAGCGATACTACCGGCAGCTATCCTGGTCTGCATCACAGGTGTACGACAAGTTCGGTGAAGATACCCCGGCTGACATCCTGGAGAAATACATCAACGGTGATGTGAACGAACGGTTCGACATCATCTTTGCCATTTACGAGCGCGACGAATACAAGGATGCGGATGTCAGTCGGCCATTGGCCCCTGAGCTTCGCCCCTGGGGTTATCAGTACGTCTACAGCAAAGGCAAGCAGACAATCGGGAAAGAGGGCGGCTACTACGAGCGACCAGTGTTTGCTCCCCGGTGGCTTGAGCATTCAGACAGCAAGTACGGCCTGTCTCCTGCGATGCGAGCTATGCCCGACATCCTGACCCTGAACGAGCTGGTGAAGATGATCCTCACGGCTGCTGAGAAGGCGATTGATCCTCCGTTGTGGGCAGAAGAGGCTGGCCTGTTCTCTGACATTGACTTCAAGGCCGGTGGGCTGACGATGGTCAGGGACAAAGACTCATT